TGGACTTTATCGAATCCTCCTAATGCCCAATAGTGTCCCTCTCTTCCAACGCTTCCGGCATGGTTTTGGGATGGATCGTAATCGGTTGCCCCAAATACGGAGAAACATGACATCCCAACCACTAACAAAATTGAAATTGCACTCAAAATCCACTTCTTCATCTCTCTACCTCCTTTTGTTTGTTGGTATCACATTACAAAAACCGTTGACTACCTGATCCATAAGATCAGGCCCTATCATCCCACATTCTTTTAAAATTGTAACCGCTATATTATGCCACATAAATTTAATGTAATTTTCTGGATGAAGGATTGAACCAAATTCACAATTTTGGAGAATATCCCGAAGAACTTCACGTCCAATAGGAGAATCAAATAATGCACGATATTTATCTTGGATTCCTTCCCTGGGATTCTTTTCTCCTAAATCAAATTCAGCCATTATTCCTTAACTCCTCCACCACCACCCATAATCATTTCCATTGGACTTCCGGGTTGAACTTCTTTGCTCGTTCTTTGAACAACCTTCCCGATTTCCCCTGCGGCCTGAATACTCTCTTCCATTTCTCTTTTTTGTTGTCTTACTTGCCTAATCTTATCTCTCTGTTCATCACTATTTAGACAATTAGCGGGGAAAGAAATAGAATCAAGCCCTTCCCTGATTATTTGACTTATATTAACTTCATCCATCGATTCGGGAGCGATCTGCTGCATTGAACCAAGAAATTCAAGGCCAGCCCTGATTGCCTGATATTTAACAAGCCTTTTTTGAACTTGAGCAAGTGGACCTACATAATCTATTTCTATTTTTGTTTTTCTACCTTTTCTTGACAAAAGTAAAATTTGCTCTTGAAGCAAATCGGGTGGCATAGGGATCCTTCTATTTCGATCTTCAATCGCAAATACTCGGTCGTGTGTCGGGTTATATGCTTCACTTCCAAGCCTACCGGTTCTTATGCTCAATACGGTAGCCTGCTCTGCCTGCATTCCTATCGTCTGGGTTGCCGTCAATTCTACTTTCTCAAACGCCGCTCTATTCAGCATAAGAAAGAAATCTACATAAAAAAATTCTCTGATAATTTTGTCTGTCCTGTCCTGCTGGTCTATCCCATAGGGAAGTTGCATATTTGTCAAAAGAGGTTCGGGCTTTTCTCTTTCCATATTTTGAACGAATGTGGTGGCTCCAGCTTCTTTAAAGATTTTTCCCCTCATCGACTCGACAGCAACCATCGGTCCATCAACGGCTTTATGTCCGGCGATTAAGTTAGTTTTTCCCTGCTGATTCCCTTTCATAATTTCAATATAAGCATCCCACGATGGAGAGCGCCCACAAATCTCGTCATTATTTTTTCTCCATCTCCACGTTACGGAAGGGAGTTCTTCATAACCATCCTCCCCTAAAATTTCATTTTTCTTATCCATTATAATCCAATAAGAGGCAACGGGCATATTTTTATTATCAATCCTGTATGGACTAATATCTCGTCTTGGAAATGTCGCATGGAGAACCTCCCTTTCTTCAAAGGGATTTCTTTTAAGCATATTTGTAAGGTCCAAGAATATTTTTGACATTCTCTCTATCGTGAATTTATCAATGAGGTCTCGTAGAGAAATTTTATAAACCCTAAAATAAGTATCAACGACTCCATACCTATCTTCGGCAAAATAACCTTCCCTGAAATGAGGGCAAGTAAAAACTATCCGATCTTTTTTTAAATCTTCCTCAATTAACATCGTGGACGTTCCAATAGAAACTCCGTCCTTAATAAATTCAGGAATGACATCATAAAAGTTTGATCTCAGAAAAGCAGACCACGTAACATCCTCACAATCGGTTAACCATTCTCTTACCTCTGGATATTCATCCATCCTTTTCCCAGACCATCCCCTCATCCCAGATGTTCGGGGAAAATTTAATTTGCCAGGCAATGTATATTTGTACCAAATAAGAGAAGGAGTGGCCGTATATCCACAAAGACCATCGGTCAAGATATTGGCGGCGCTAATCGCCGTCCCATCATAAACATCGATTCCAGTTTTCAATCCCTTGTTTATGTCTTTATCGATGATTTTTCTTCGGCTGTGATTGACGTACTTAATTACTTCGTCGATCTGGGCTTCATAAGGCTGTCGTATAAGCCTTAGGATGGCCAGATGATCCGTTATCTCCTTTGCTTTTTCCCGGTCTGTTTGAAGATTATCCAAGTTTTTCCTTTAAAACCGTTGGTGCTTCGGTCAATCCTTCCGGCCCCGTTTTTATTGTGCTTGCCATTCCTTTTCTTTTTCTTATCCGTTCCGCCTCTCTTGCAGCAGCTTCTTGGGCTGCTCTATCATCCGAAGTAGAAGGAGGAGGAGGAGGAGGCGCCATTATTGGTTCCGGCATTTTGGGTTTACTGAATATTGATGCCATAAGAATCTCCTAACTCAATCCAAAGGTTAACGGATTATATGGCTTATCTCTCATCGAAGAAAACTGTCTCGCCATATCCCGGATCGGATCGTCAAATGCTTCCGGTAAAAACCTTACCGCTATATCAAAAAAGTTAGTGGCATGATAAAAATGATCTGTCCCCAACTTCCGATACCGATAAGTCTTCGTTCCCCTTTTTTCATCTTCTTCAAGGATCTTAGCCATGTTGCTCAACTGCTTCGCATACTCATCAACTTGAGGACATTTTCTGGGAAGGATATACTCTCTTTTTTTGATCGCATGGTTGGTCATATCGCATAGTTCAGTCCTTGCTATTTTAGTTACCTGGACCCCCTCATCGGTCCTTTGACCTTCCCTGACTTTATCCATCTCATCACATAGATAAACTGGGAATCCGGCATCCTTCTGCCATTCCCTCGCTTTCCTTGTTTCCGGTTCATAATCAATTGCACCCTGAGTAACGCCATATCTTCTCGCCAACTCAACCAAATCCTCAAATTCCTTGACTTCTCCCATCCAGACTATTTTCTTCTTACCAGTTCCATATGGCTTTTTCCCAATAACTACATGAAGGGTTTTACCAACATCAACCCCCATCCCACAAGGCCCCTGATCTCTTGAAGATAAAATATCAGGACCACAACAGGCCAAGACATCGTTTATCGAAAGCCTATTCTCGGCAGCAATATAGGCCATTCCAAGAATGGAGTTATAAACCTCGGCAATATTTCCATCGGGAGGATTTTCAAATTGACGGAGGATTTCCCCAGGATCGTTTCTTAAAGAATTTAACCTTGAAATCCATTTTCCCTCAAATTCCTTTCCTGAAAATTGTGCCACCCATTCTCCGTCTGAAGGATTTAATTCATGTCCACATTTCACACAAGCCCGATATGCCTTGCCATTTTTGAATTGAACACTATGAGGAAAATCCATTTCAAGACAACAATCTTTGTTACAAGCCGGACACTTAATAATCCACCACTGCTGATCGGATTCATTGTAGAGTTTGTCTATCCCAAAATCAGGAATGGTAGGAGTTGAAATATAAACCTCCTCTTTGATTTTTGAATCCCCCATACGCTGGAGGGCTAAGTAAATCATGGCCGGATCCATTAAATCTACTTCATCAAAAACTACCTTATCAACCGGAATGGATCTCAACTTAGAAGATTCCTTCTTCTCATTCTCAACCTTTTGTGTCGCCCTCGCACCACGAAGATAAAGAATCGCCTTCCCTATTTGTTTGACTTCTGTTGAATTTGTATTCTGAACATATTGACCAATCACTCTTTGATTCTCCCTAATAAGAGGATTGAACCGAGTCTTAGAAAAATCAGAAACATCATCTCCCGTTGGGAAAAGATATAAAACGCCCTTCGGATAATGACCGTAAATCATTCCATGTAATGTCCTAAGAACTTCAGATTCAGTAAACCCTAAAGAGGTCGCCTTTTTATAAACCCTCTTCGTGCAATGAGATTGCATTACTCCAATCTGGTATTCTCTCGTCTTCTCCGTAAACTCCTCTGAATGAAGCCTTATCTTGTTAAACCACGCCCAATACCAAGGATCTACCGAACATAAATCCCCATTGGTTACTTCGGATTCCTGAACGACTTTTGCTTCTTGGGTCATAACGTTTTGCCTTACATCATCTTTACTATCTCTACTCCAGAATATGCGGTGTCTGCTTTCTCTTTCTGTATTGCTTCTATTGCCTTCTTTAAAATATGAGTTGTCATCTGTATATCAGACGGCCCCTTAACCCTTATTTTGCCATCAACAAATATAGTGACTATAATATTTCGACCTATTACATCCCCATTCCTATTCTTTTCAAATATTGGTACTTTATCTATTGAAAGCACAATTCCCCCTTCTTTTAACCCTTCACCATCAAAAAACTACCTAAATAACAAGACTTAACCCCTACTAATAGTCTCAGATACCTACCCCATATCCTATAAAAAAGGATTAAGATATTGATTTTTAAAACTAAATAGATTAAATAAAGAATTTCCAAAATGGTAAGTTTCATAAAAATTGATGGCCTTATTGGCTCCATAGGGTTAATTGAGTAATATTGGGTGATCTTAAAATTTCTTTCTCGGTTAAAATATTCTCCAATCTTTCTTTCATATGAATTTCAGCATGACAATTAGAACAAACCAATAAACATTTATCTATTTCCCGCTTAACTTTTTCAACCGACCGATATTGTTTAAGTTTAGATATCTCACTTAATTTATTATTAGGATTCCTATGGTGAAATACTAATGCTTCAAAACATTTAGAGTAACCACAAATATTACAACCTTGGCTTTTTATTGATAAAATAAATTCTTTAACTTTTTTGTCTTCCCTCGCCTTTTTACTACCCTTTGGTCTACCACTCTTTGGAGTTCCACGCCTATAATGTCTTGGCATAATAAAAACCAAAATCCTTAAAAAATCGTAAGCACATAGGTGGATCTGGATCTATTCAACGGGGTGGATCGCTCCAGCCTCCCCCCATGCCTCTAAAAAAGAATGCTTATCGCCGGCTGCGTTCATTCCTTGGCGATCCTCACGCACCAGTCACACTCTAAACTCATCCAAAAACCTCATAGATAACGTCTGATAACCCATAGTATGTTAACTACAAACGACCAGCCAACCCTTGTCAATCCTCAATTTGGTAGTTATCCACAATCGCATCTCCCGCCAACCCTTAACAATAGCTACTTGTAGAAATTGAGTATTGATAGACAGAATGTCTCATTTACCTTTCTTGCGGATCGCCTCCGCCAAACCTTGGGCGATAGACCTTAGTTCCTCAATCTCCTCTGGGGATCGTGTATTAACCATCTCCCCAGTGATCCGGTGCTCCTCGGCCGGGTAATCACCTCTGAGCTTGTGTGCG